CAGACAACGCAGCCGAAGATGACGTAGAACCTATCGAGGAAGCAGAAGATGAAGCCGAGGAAGTACAGTCTGTTGAAGAGGAAGTCAACGAAGGAGACGGAGCCTGAGTGCCCGGTCTGCTACGGCAGAGGGGTAGTCGAGATAGACGCTGCTGCAATCACTGAGGTCTTGCTCAGGAACAGTTACGAGGTTGAACAGGTCATCGGCTGCGCCACCCTCACCTGCCCCCACTGCGGGGGAGAGGGTGTGAACTTCTGATGGCTGACCCCATCCTGGACATGTTCCACGGAGTAGAATCCAAGCCCAAAGACTTGACAGAGGCACCCGAACTAGACTACCCTGGTAAGACACCCCCGAGGAATCGCCCTGGTGGGGAAACATATGAAGAGGCAAAGTGTCTCCTCTCGGACCTTCCGAGTTATGAGTTCATTGTCGATGGCGATACCAAGACCTTCTATCCGATCCGTGCTCTCAAGATCATCTTTAACCGGGAGCCGGTGACCATTAGGTCATGGGAAGACAAGGGCATTCTGCCCAAGCCCAAGTTCCGAACGCAGGCCCCACGAGGTGGGTTACCTGGTAAGACGAACAAGGGAAGGCGCTTGTATAGTGTGGATCAGATTAGGTTCTTGATCTCAGTTTCAGAGCGTCACAACATGGCTGATCGGCGTTACGCTGATTGGGCAGGATTTAAGAAGTCCATGCTGGACTACCCAACAACCTAAACAACCAACAACACAGAGAGAAGACAAGACATGGGTCGTTACGACACCGATACTGTTACCGAAGAGACTGCGGAGTACACCCCCTCCTCTTCCACTGATGAGTCCTCCGAGGACACCATCGACCACACCAAGGCACGCCAGGTCGTGCGAGGTGGCTGGGACAACGCACAGCGGGTCGAAGACTCCGCCTCCCCGTTCCCTCAGAACCTCAAGCCCGATGCTGCTGGCATCGTGATCAAGTTCCTGGGATCAGGACCGTACACCTCGTACCGTCAGCACTGGATCAGCGAGATCACCGAGGGCACCAAGTCCTTCGTGTGTCTTGAAGACACTGACCCCAAGGGCTGCCCACTGTGCGACGCAGGTAACCGTGCGTCCTCGCAGTTCCGCTTCAACGTGGCGCTGCTCACCGAGAGTGGTGCCCCCCTACTCAAGACCTACAACATGGGTCCCCGCAACTACGACACCCTCAAGGGCTTCCACGACGACCCTCGCCAGGGTCCACTCGGTAAGCACTACTGGGTAGTCAAGCGTGAGAAGAAGGGCAACTCCTGGAACTCCTCGTACTTCATGGTGCGAGAGGAAGAGCTTCACGAGTCGGGCGTAGCTGCCCCCACCCAGGCCCAGCTTGATGCCTTCACCCTCTGGGACGAAGACACCGTGACCTTCACGTCACGCAAGGATCTGCTGGAGATAGCAGAGACTTACCTAGGTCTGGAGTGACCCAAGCGGCATTGGCTGACCGTCCCGTTCGTAAGAGCGTGGCGGTCACCACCGTCGCAGAGCTAGCTGAGATAGTAGCTGCCGTCCAGGAGCAGGGAGAGTTCTGCTTCGACGTTGAGTCCCGTGGCTTCATCCAACGCAGTGGCGAGGTGCTAGAGCACATCGAGCGTGAGTGGGTAGAGAAGGAAGCCACCCTCAAGACCACCAACGCCAGCGTGCGCCAGCGCTCACGTCAGGCCATCGAAGACCGCTGGACCTCCAGCCTTGCACTAGACACGCTCCGCAACGAGGTGTTCTGGATAGGCATAGCTATCGCTGGTCGCTCGTGGGCTATCCCCATGGGTCACCCCAACGGTGAGGTCCTCATCCCAGAGGAGAGGGGCGACGGTTCGACCGTGCCCCCCGAGGGTTACCGTAAGCTGCTCAACAGCGGCAAGGAGTCCAAGGCTAAGAACCCTTACCTCGTCCCCGCTGTGTTCACTGACCCACCGGAGCAGTTGACTCAGGAGCAGGTGTTCGGTGCGTTAGAGACCATCTTCATGGACCCTGACATCCCTAAGATCGGGCACAACATCAAGTTCGATACCAAGTCGGTCGCCAAGTACTACAACGGTGAGCTACCCAAGGGCCTGTACATCGACACCCAGGTCTTGCAGCACGTGCTGGATGAGAACCTCATGAACTACAGGCTGACCACGGTCACGTCCACGCAGTTCCAGGGGTATGACCCCTACCACAAGTACGGCAAGATAGGTAAGACCGTGACCACGGAGCCGTTCGACAAGGTGACGGAGTACGTACACCTTGACGCTCGCTGGACCTGGATGCTGTACAAGCGCCTGATGCGTAGGATTGAGGTCCATCCCCCCCTCCTCCACGCCACGAACATAGACCTAAACGTCCTCGCTGTCCTCGCACAGATGGAGATGAATGGCATCAACGTGGCTGAGCGTCAGTTGAAGACACTCGGCAAGGACCTGGAGCTAGAGCTAAACAACATCCTCCTAGAGTTGATGCAGTACGCTCCCATCGGGTTCAACCCTGACGCCAACAGCGACAAGCAGCAGCTACTCTTCGCTGGCAAGAGGCAGGGTGGGCTGGGCCTCAAGATCGTCAAGCGCACAGCAGGTGGTCAGCCCTCCGTAGACAAGTCTGTACTGCTCAAGCTACAGGGTAAGCACCCCGTGGTTGACCTCATCCTCAAGTGGCAAGAGTACAAGAAGATGAAGAGCACGTACGTGGATGGCATGCGCCCCAAGCTGCACGCCGGGAAGCTGCACCCGCAGTTCCACCTCCACCGTACGGACACCGGTCGCCTGTCCAGCAGTGACCCCAACTTGCAGAACATCCCTCGTGATGGCAAGGTGCGTAGCCTCTTCGTCGCTGGTCCTGGTGACGAGCTACTCGTGGCTGACTACGACCAGATCGAACTGCGTGTCATGTGCATGTTCTCCAAGGACCCTGCCATGTCCTCCATCTTCATCGACGGTACGCAGGACATCCACACCGCCACCGCTGCCAAGGTCACCGCCCAGGCTTACGAAGACGTGGACGACGAGACCCGGCAGGTCAGTGGCAAGATGCCTAACTTCCTCATCGGTTACGGTGGGGGAGCCAAGCTGCTGGCTGAGAAGGCAGAGATCCCTCTCGACAGAGCCGAGGAGGTCATCGCTAACTACCAGAAGTCATTCTCACGTCTGTTTGAATGGAAGTCAGAGGTCATCGCTAAGGCCAGGCACAATGGCTATGCCACCACCGCAGGCGGCAGGCGCAGGCGTCTGAGCAAGGGCTTCAACGACCCCGACAAGTACATCCAGTTCAGGGCAGAGCGTCAGGCAGTCAACGCAGTGGTCCAGGGCACAGCCTCAGAGATCTGTAAGGAGGCTATGGTGGACGTAGCTGACCTGTTAGACTACCCGGCCTGCAAGATGCTCGTCCAAGTACACGATGAACTGGTAGTATCGGTACCAGCGGATGAAACTCAGAAGTGGCTCCCCGTGCTGGAGAATGGCATGGGCAACGGGAAGGTGCTGATGGGCATTCCGCTCAGAGTATCCGGCCATTCAGCGTTGTCATGGTACGACGCCAAGGGGAAGTAGAAGCATGGAACATCCGTCCAAGCAAAACCTTATGGAACATCGTGCATTCTTACTGTCGCTAGATGCGGACGAGGGCCAGGCTATTGCAGCCCACGCAGGCTACACACCTGCTGCCCAGGACGTAGCAGCGATGGAGATGGAGCAGGTCAATAAGGATTGGGCACTCATGGACGCCGAGGGTTTGCTCCCTCACATCTTCCGCTACGCACACTGGTTCGCAGGAGCTATCCTCCCCGAGGAGGCCACCGCAGCCGACAAGTTCCAGACCATTCAGTCAGTGACAGTGTTCACTGTAGCCACGATCTCTCGCCTCAAGAACAAGGGACTACTAGAGACCCCCCAAGCACGTCGCCTCACCCCTGTGATGGTGGACCCTGAGACGGGAGAGCACATGACCCACGACATACCAGACGAGATGATGGAGCACGCCGCAGAGATGTCTGTGTTCCTCGCAGAGGAAGCGAATGACCTCCAGTAAGGATTGGTGGGCTAACAAGATAGCCCAGCAGACACCCGCACCAGCCGTAGCCCCCCTACCATTGGTGCCACACGCTCAGCCAGCCCTACGGCTACAGCACACCCAGCCACAACAGGCTGAACCCGCCCCCATCCCTCAAGCTGACGCTGTCGAAGAGTTCGATGGCTCCAAGGGCTACCTAGAGATAGCCCAGGAGCACGACGGGGAGAAGATCAGCAGGATGTGGAAGGGTGGCCAGGCCATGAAGACAGAGGGGGAGTTACGCTGCCCCAACTGTGGCTCCATGAACATCTTCACCCGCTCCAACGTAACGATGATGAACTCAGGTACAGGACAACGAGCCTCCGCTAAGCCACGCTGCTTTGAGTGTGGCTGGACCGATGACTTCATGCCAGGTGATGCTGGTAACTGGGGCGTCGTCGGTTAGAAATTGCCCCCCTCCTCTCACACAAGACCACTAGACCCAAACAAGTAGCACCACAAGGACAACATGACTGAATACAAGACCATTGAAGAGATCGCTGCCGACGTTAACAAGAAGCTGGGAGATGAGTTTGTTGTAGTAGGTAGCGCTGCTAAGAAAGAGATCCCCCGCATCACTACAGGTATCCTCAGCTACGACCTAGCCCTTGGTGGCGGGTGGGCTGAGAACCAGTGGAACGAGATCGTTGGGGAGGAGAGCAGTGGCAAGACAGCCATCGCCTACCAGACCATCGCTGCCAACCAAGAGGCTGACCCTGACTTCATTGCCATGTGGGTAGCCGCTGAGGAGTACGTCCCCTCCTACGCCGCAGCATTCGGTGTGGACACCGACCGTCTCTGGGTCATCGAGACCAACGAGATGGAGATAGCCCTAGAGACCGTTCTAAAGGCCGTAGAGAACCGTGCGGTAGACTTGGTCGTCGTTGACTCCATCCCTGCCCTGGTGACCCTCACAGAGGTGGATAAGGCCATGGGAGAGGCATCCATCGCAACAGGTGCCAAGCTGCTGTCCAACTTCTTCAAGAAGAGCGCCAAAGCACAGCGTCGTAGCCTCACCGAGGACGAGCGTGGCTGCACCATGATCGCCATTAACCAGTGGCGTGATGCCATCGGAGTCATGTTCGGTGACCCTCGCACCACACCGGGAGGCAAGGCTAAGAACTACTTCTTCTTCACCCGCATGGAACTACGTCGTGACGACTGGTTGAAGGACGGGAGCGCCATCCAGAACAGGGTGGGCCAGGTCATCAAGTGTCGTGTGTTCAAGAACAAGACGTACCGTCCGCAGCAGGTAGCTGTGGTTGACATGTACTTCGCATCCCCCAAGGGCGGAGCCTTCAAGCTGGGCCAGTTCGATGGTGTCAAGGACATGACCAACGTCGCCCTCTCCCTGGAGATCATCACCCGTAGAGGGTCCAAGTACGAGTTCGGTGACCAGAGTTGGATAGGTAAGGAGAAGGTGTTCGCAGGTGTGCGTGAAGACCTTGGCCTCCAAGCTGAGTTGAAGGATGCAGCGTTTGCTCTTGTGTTC